GCTGCTTAAAATAACTTCATAAGAAAAGCTACTTTTCATTATTCTTTTCTACTTTTATTATTTCTTCGGGGGTTTTTAGAAGCGCAGCTTGAGCTAAAGTGATAATAGTCTTGTAGATTGCGGATAGCCCAGGAATTGATTTCACTCCATCAAGAAGATCATGCAGAATTGCTGCGCCTGCGCCTACGGTCAGCCAGCTAAATACGCCCGCAGCAGAAAACTTGCCTTCAGCTTTTAATTGAACAATGCCCGCGGCAAGAGCTAAGAGCAGTGGAACATACGTTTTGAAGTTGCCGAGTTTTTCCCAAAGCGGTGAGAAGTAGCTGCATTTAAAAGCTGCGATCAGAAGCGTGATGCTGCCGGCAGCAATCGCCCAAGCACTAAGGCCGCCGCACGATTCAATGAACGTACCTACTTGCGATAAGAATTGAGGCAAAGTTGTCTCCATAATTCCTCCTTATGATGCGGCCATACCGCAGACTTGCCAGATGTACTGAACCCCTCCCCATCCGTTAGGGTCACCAATTTTAATTGTCGTTGCACTTCTCGTTATCCTCACAATATCTGGCCCCATCGGTGCAGTAGTACTAAGAATAACCATCGTTGCAGTAGCATTATAATTTGCATCTGCCATCTCGACCGGTAAATAAATTGTTTCCCCGACATTTCTTGTCGTGCTGCTACCCTGCTCTACACACCCACTTGCATATTTTCTGTACCACGTGTAACCATTAGCTGAACTTGGTGATTGAAAATCAACTACGGTATCAACTCCCCCGGCTTGCAAGATACCTTGGGGAAAAGTAGGTGCAATATTTTCGCCGTCAGTGTCCGTCTTATTGTTCAGAGCTTCAGTGATCGCTCCAATGTCAATATCTGGTTCTTGCGCCATTTTATTTCTCCTTAGTTTTTCTTTTCTAAATTATCCAATCTAACTTCATGAACAGCGATGCTTGCCTCAATTTCTGGAATCTTTTTAAAGATCGCATCCATCCTTTTAAGTTCTGCTTCAAGCTGTCTGATAGCTACTGTATTTTCGCTAACCGTCTTTACTAATTCCTCAATGACTTTACTCAGATGAAAATTGCGGTCACTCACTACGCGATAAGCGAATTTAGCGACCGATAACCCCCCAAAGATGATGAGCACAAGAATGATTGTTCCCACGATGTCTTGACTAAAAGTCTTTGTGATTGTTGATAGTAGATCTTCCATAGTTTTTAGCTCTGAGGTTCACAACCTTTGGCGTAAACGAACTTAAAGTAGTCGAGGGTATCAAACCCGTCGTAGAGCATGCTCATGGTGTCTCCTTTCCCACAATATATCGAACACCAAATACCACTGTTAACCCCGACCGCACGGCTTGATGTGACGACATAATTGCACGTCATGATCACCGCATATCCTGCCCCTGCGGCGGTACCACTCACCGTAAACCAGCCGTCTGCTGGAGCAGTATATGTCTGCCCGCTTGCTTTTAGTGTTATGTCCACGTTGTAAGTGCTCGGCGAAACAAGATTGGTTACGACAAGCTTCCCGCCTTCAGTGATATTCCCTAAATCAGTATCTGCCTTTTTTAGAAAATCTTCTTGCGCTAAACCAGCGGTCTGTTCAATCGCTGTCTGTTCAAAATTCCCGACGTAGAAGTAGAGGTAGGCCTTGGTAGCTTTTTCTTGGACGTTGGCGTCATTTTGATATATTGAAACTTGAGCGGAAGGATCAATTGTCACTTTCTGCTTTTGATAAGCAATCGTAGCGTTAGCATTTGCATAAACCTCATCAGCTTGAGGATAGCCGTAGTTGTCAAATGTACCCGCACCTGTTACGGACGCAACTGGCCCGACATTATAGGCGTATTTTCTAAAAGCGATATCTGTCGTGAAATTCGGCAAACTTTGATCTACAAAATCACCAGCATCATCGTTACTCGTTCCTTTGAAATTCCAATTCGACCTCGGCAATTTAAACTGCGTATTGGTGTCATCGAAGATGTAATACCAGGCCACCCCTGTTGCTGAGTAGATGCTTGCAACGTTTGTCGCCTGATCGTCGAGGACTATTTTGTGCCCGTCTTGCGCTCTAAAATAACTAATGGTTGTTCCACCGATCGTTTCGCTCTGGCCTTCAACGATGCAACTTGTAAGCTGCTGCATCGCTGAGTTTTTGTAGAAATAAGTCTTCACGCCATCAGCAAGCGTAGTCGTTAGGGTGTAGACGCATTTTGTGTCTTCTGTCGTGCCGCTGATACCCCACGCATAGTAATCAGTAGTGTCGATTGTTTTATCTAAAGCAGAGATGCGGACATAAGTTCCCGCGGTGAAATCAGGATGCGATACGGTTAGCGTACTGCTTGCATAACGAAACCCAACATCTGCTTGCAAGTGCTTGTAAGCGGCGAGGTAAACGCTTCCGCTCAACCAGCTAAAATTGCTTTTGACCCAAGACACGTCGTTTAATTCATGATCCGTGAATTGGAAAGTCAGCAGCGGCAAGCTTGCTCCGCCACCAGATTTAAATTCTGCCCAGTAGGTATCATTATCAAGCGCATTGCCGGTGTTGTTATCTGCGAGCGAGTAGTACAGCTTTAAGGTCTCATCATCGGCATCGAAATTAGATACAATGCTTCCTTTATAGTAAGTCTGAGTGGCAGAGTATTCTGCAATCCCCTGTTGATACAGATATCCGAGTTGTCGAGAGAAAAGGAAATCTAATGAATTACGATCTTCCATCGTTGGACTGGCCTGGCCGATGACCCCGGATTGCCACCCGCCTTTATATTCATCGGTTTGAATTTCGTCAGGATCTGTAGAAAATCCTGGGTTCCCTGCGGCGAGCGAACCGAATTTAGCAATCGCTTCATCGCCCGCAGTTGAAGCGAAAATCTGTTGATCTTTTCGAGTAATTTTAGTCATAACAATATTCCTTACATCAAAAATTCAGCGTTGCTATATTTGATCCATGAAGTCTGTTCATCATAATTTGCGTAGCTATTAAACCCGACCAGCGGGTAGGATTGCGTCTCATAAGTCTGAAAACCGTACACGTTTTTATATGGTAAGTCGTAAACGGCATTGATCCCTACCCCGGTGGGGCGAGGTAACATATCTTGCTTAATCAAAGCAGAGAGCAACGTGCTTGATTCGCCGAAAACAAAATAGTCTAGGGTCATATTTTCGTTATCGATCACCCGTAGACCGTTTTGGAAGAAATCAATAAGCATCGTTTGCATGTCGTAGAGCGATGAACGCAAAGTCATGCGTGCCGCTTGAAGCTTGACGTAAGTACGAAAGTCATCATCATCAAGCGTGATGGGATCACCGTTGCGTAAGAATACGTTTCTTGTTACCCCAAGGCGAGATCCTAAAATATCTAGCTGCTTGCCAACCGCGGTTTCTAGGTCAAAGGCACTCTCCAGCCGATCGGGCAATTGATTCATCAGCATTTGATCAACAATCGCGCCGATCATGCTCCGTGCTTTCGGTTTGCCCCGGTATTGGACAATCAAAAGATCCGCATAATATTTTCTAAAATCTTCATTAATCATTTTGTTTCCTAGCTATTTTGAAGCGTCACTTTAATTGAGGACCGATTTCCCATGCCATCAAAACAAGTGATTTCAATCGTGTTCGCTGTATAGGTGTCGGGTTCAAATAGCCCGGTGGTATTGAAATGGCCATCGTCATCTAAAGCAAACCCGGTGTAAGCTGCTCCGGTTGAATCAAGAGCAAACCAATGATAATCGCCATCGCCGCCCATGGCGGTGAACTGCACGTCTTGGCCTACCGTGATTTCTTCCGGCGTGGGTGATATAGCAAGAGGGGTCAAAAATGTTCGGTTTGTATCAAGCGCAAGCTGGTATTGAATCCCCATGCTGGGGGTCTTCTTGAAGGTATCCTGAGGGATGCCCTTTAGATAATAATAGGTGCCGTCATCTACAGCATTGATCTCTGCTATTTCAATCGGCCCTAAGACTTCATCAATCGTGTCAAAAATAAAAACTAGACTACCCGAAGCATAAGACACGGCAACATCTTCAAGTCCCGCCACGGCATGAACTGCTGAGGTAATTTCACCGGATGTCCCGTTTAAGTCAATTTCCTCAGAGGTATTGCCGTTATATTTAATCTTGATCTTATTAGTCGTTAAAGCACTCGTTTCTTCCGTTTCATCGTCATATTGAATTTCATAAAGCTGAAACTTCTGCGTTTGCCCGAAACTAAAGTTTGCATCCGTTACATAGGCATTGTTATCAATCGAATTAATCGCCGTGATGAGCTGATTTGTCGTTACAACTTCTCCTACCGCCGGGGTTAAGGCCGTAGGGAGCGTATTACGGATAAGATCATATTGCGGCAAGTTGATACCATCTAAGCTGTAAATATCAGCGTAAGCAAACAAGTATCTGATCGTCACTACACTCCATTTAATGTCGATGGGATAACCATCGGCGTTCATCACAGGGTAAACAATATCGCCATCCATCCCACATCCGGCAGAACGTTTTTGCATGATGGTAGTAGCAATATCTTTGGAAGTCGCTGATCCTGCGGTAATAACGTGAATTGAGTGCGGGCTTGTTCCGTTTTCATCAACTACGTTAGTTACGTTTTCTAAAATCTTTACGCTGGCCATTCCATCGAGGTTCATTAATGCCGCGTAAAGAGAATCCGAAAACCCCACCGAGGCAAGCATAATGGATCGTTTGGCCCTTGTTCTTAATTCAAGGTCTGTTTCTTCATCTTCCCCGATAATCGTAGCTACCGTAGGGTTATTAATTGAAGCTACCCCTAAAACCAGCGTAACCGGCGTTGTAATGGTATTCGGAGTCGTCAGTTGATGGCCGATCGTTTCAGCTTGAAATGATAACGACGCTGCATCAGGGCCGGAGAAGTATTTCGTATTTTGTAAGTTCCACTTGTTCCCGGCATTATCCTGCACGGTGTAAGCATCCGTTTCACTCTGGTTAAGGCCAACTAAAGTACACGCCGCAGAAGTCGTGATCGTAATCGGCGTAACTGTTCTTGTTCCGCCTTTACGGGTAATACCGATTAAAGCGCAAGCGCGGTCAAGATTAACCCCGGTAGCATTATCAATATTTAAAACATCATAGATGCGTTGGAGGACTTCACGAATATCCGTTCCCATCTGGGCAACAATATTTGTTAACTGCCCATCGGGGGAATCCTGATCCAAGTTAATATCTTGGCCGTAAATCTCCCGCATCCTCGTTTGAAACTCTTCTAAAAGAACATCAAACGATTTTAGTTGTAACCCGTTAGCATCAATTGTATCTACGTTGGCCATCGCTGATCCTTAAATTTTATAAAAAACTTCCCCATCTAAACGGCCTAAGGCCGTATCAACGGTATATTGCAAACTAATCTTTCGTTGATCGTTTAAATCCATTTCAAGCTTTTCGATTGAGATGACGTTTTCGGTTTCAAGAATTTCCGTGGCGACTTTCATTTGAAGCTCATCTTGTCGGTTACGGGAGCCTAAATAAAAAACCCAATCAATTCCCGCAGTAAGATCAAAGAAGCAGTCGCCTAAAAAGCTTAATAATCGCGTTTGGATATTTTGGGCGAGGGCATTTAAGTTGGTGCGGTAATTATTTTTTCCCGCCCCAAATGTCCAATCGTGATTAACATCTAAGTCTCTTACAATCATTTCTTAACCCTAACTTCGTAATTTCAGTTGTCGCAAAAAATGCGACAACTCAATTTTGTTTACTCTAATAGCGCGGCAATCTTCGCTGCCGTGGCCTCTAACTCTCCAGAAATGGCACTAATCGCACTCGCATTTTGTGGAGGGCCGGAAACATAAGTCGGGAGGTTTGGCGTAACTCCCGTCACTTGAATCGCCGCACATTGTGTGGTCAAATTCTTCACTTCCGTAATTAGTTCTTGTAGCAAATCATTGAGCGTGTTTGTCGTATTGCTCACCAACACCTTGGCGTTAGTAATGCCTAGTTTGGCATTTCCCCAGGTAAGCTGCGCATGACTTGTATCGTAGTTGGCCATCTTCTTGGCCAAGGACTTAAGTCCTACTAAAACCACTGCATCGGTATAAGAGTGAACTCTCCCGCGCTTGTTTTCTTTGGTTTGCCCAGATGACCACCAATTATCAAAATCACGGTCATTAAAAAGAATTAAACACTCATCCCCCGGTTGAATCGGAAAAGTTAGATTTGCTCCGCCACCCGATAATATAATGACGGGAGCACCAATAATCGGGGGATAATCTTGGAAGTAAACTTCCTGCACTCCGGTTGGAGAATCCTTATAAGCAGTCTGCTTATAATTGATTGTCGCTTGGCAAGTCTGGTTTGATGGGTCAAACGATTGAATCGTGCCAATGGCATGACAATTCAGCGAAGTGAAGATGTCCTTTTTAAAGAACATCAAAAGGTCAGATAGGCTGGCATCATTAGCTAAAATGGTCATTTAACTACCTCCAGCTTTCCTGTTCCTTTGAATACCCGGCAAGTCGTGATTAATTGTCCCGCCTTCGCGTTAGAAATAGTCCCGCGATGCTTGATCGAAATCAGCTTATACGTTCCATTAAACGCAGGATCAGTAATGGATTGTAAGTTGATAAGCTGCCCTAAAAGTAAGCGCGGCTCAAAAATCATGGAGAAGTCAATCAATGTCTCACTTCTGACCGGGGTGCCAATTAACCCCGTGTCCACATTGACGTATTTAAATATCCCGTCTAACGCTTCATCATCGTCTAAAGCATTGACGATTTCATTATCAATAAACCATTTCGTTCCGAGGTTTTGATTTAAAAGGTCAAAAACCTTCGATTTAACCGATTGATCCCGCAGGACTTTATCCCCTTCTGGGATTAATTTTTTCGAGATACGGCCTTTTCTAATCCCTTCAAGCTTGGAAAAGACTTTATCCATGGAATAACGATAGTTTTCTCCGGCCTTAAAAGAATCATTGATTTCTGAGTTGGCGATGGCAAAACCACCGTCATAACACTCAATCGTTGTGACCCAATCCGTTCCCACCCGTTCAGAAAATGCGTACTTGATTGACCCCATGAAGATCATAGGAAGGTCATTTAAGTTTTTATGGAGGGATTGATAGCCCGCCTTTAAGGCCAATTCTTGCCGGTCACTGATCGCCGAAATATCAAATCTCAAACGATCCCGGATATTTCTAGGAAGATTGTATATCTTTATTTGAAGGCAGTTGGCCGTGGGAAGAGCGGACTTGGTAATATCTATGTCGATAGCAAACGGCAACTGAACAGTGATATTATCACCGCCTTTTGTCGTTATACGTAAGTCATAGATACGCCCAAACTTTTCCATTAATTCCCCGTAAATACCGACTTAATTTGGCCAACCTCTTCTTCATCTAAGATGTATAAAGTCGAAATTTTGTCTGAAAAATCATCAATAAACTTAGGCCCTAGCTTGTTTGTCGAATAACAAGCAAGGCCAAAAGGAAGCTTGGAAGAAAATTGGTAAAGCAGGTTTAAAGAATCAACGATATTAATTCCGTAAAAGGTATAATCCCCGTAGGTAAGCTCTTCGATAATCCAAGCGTATTGCGCTTCTAAAAACTTAAGCTTCAGTCCCATCGGCTCGCCGTTGGGCAGATATATTGTATGCTCTTGCATTGGATCGTTTGTAATTGCCGAAACTTCTAACATTATCAACCCCACGCCGATTTAATATCGCTCATTAAGCCCGAGGCATATTTAGAGACCGCATCTTTCCAAGAGGAGGATACGGTGGGCGTTGATGCCCCTAAGTTTTTAGATCCTCCTGCTTGCGTAGCATTACGGCCGCTGCGTAGTTTATTTTTGCCGTAGGCCTCAACAAAACGAAGCTGCTTAAAGGTAACTTCAAAATTAGAAATGGTTTCCGATTCCGGCCCTTGCGTGGCCGTAAAGGATTGAATTACGCAATTGTCGTATTGCGCCCAAGGCGTATTAACTAAGAATAAAGTTCGTTCTTTCCAATAGGTATAAAAACGATCAAAGGTTGTTTGCTGGAGAGTTTTCTTTTCTGCGGGATTATTTGATCCTTTCAGCTTATCCCAGGCCGAGCCAATCGCGTCTTTGGCCTTCTTGGCCGTAGCAATCGCTTGCTTGGCCGAATTTAAGGCCTGCGTTGCCGCGGCCGTTAGCTTAGGAGCATAACCCGAAATAACCGTAAGTTTTTCTTCAACAAAGTTATTTAACTCTCCCAGCGTGCCTTCAATCCGAGTATTAACTTCCCCGACATAAGAGCTGGTCGTAATGGTAACAGGTTTTAAGGCGATATGATCTTGAATCGCTTCGTTATTTTCGAGGAAATTATCTGTAACGTCCGAATCAAATTTAACTGAGTTTTCGCCTTCAATGGTGAAGTACAGTGTTTCGGCCGGAGCGGCCGTAGGGTCATTTTGAATCGGCGTATAACCATATTTCTGCTTTTTCGTAGCAGAAATTAAATTAGAGCCGGTATCAATCCCGCCTTTTAATGCGGCCAAAGTATTGGAGGAAAAGGCCATATTAGTATCCTCCCGATGTACCAATCAATCCGCGCATGGCGGCCGTAGTTTGCGATTTAAATGAATCGCTATTCACCGCCTGCGTAGTTGCTTGGGCCAATTGCTGTGGATTATCATCAGAATTGGTAAAGTTGTTGGTTTGATTAATCGTGACTTTGCGATTATCCGCTGCACTATTCATGATGGAGCTCTTGCTCATTACCGGCGCAGCAGGATTATTTAATATTCCCGGGGTGGCGGGGGTTCCTCCCTCTTTGCCAAAACCAAAGAGATTTTTTGCTCCATCAAAGATTTTGCCCAGCGGCCCTAAAGCAGGGCCGATAGATTCTGCAAGGCCTCTAAAAATATCCCCAAAAGCTTCCTTAGCAATTTCCCCGATTGCGCCAAAAAACTCTTTCCAAAGCTGGAGATAGCCTTCCAATCCCTTCTCTTTAATAATGTTGATGGCCTCTGTAACGTAGTCAAAAATGGCCGTCCAGCCATCAAAGATCTTGCCGATGACGTAGAAGATACCTTGGGCGATCTTTGACTTATCTACGAAGTTCATAAAGGCCGAAACAAGCTGATAGAGCTTGTTCATCATGGTAGAGATGCTCCCAACCGTGTCCTCACCAAAAGTTGCGATTAATTGCGCTTGGAAGGTCTTGGCGTTCCATCTTAACTTAGACCATTCGGTGTTTACTTTAGATAAGGTTCGTAGTTGTCTTTCGGTAACAACGTTGGCCTCACGCATGGCCTTGGCATTAAATGCGCCATTCATCATTGCCGCAATCATGTCGTCTGATAGGCCAAAAGAGCTTAAAACAAGCCGCTTTTGCTGCTTGTTAATCGCATTGCCAAACTTATCGGTTTTAGCAAGGGCGTATTCTTGAAGCTTGCCAAGCATATAGATGGGATCTTTTGCTTTGTTAATATCCCCATCTACCGTAGCAAAGAGCTGATTAAACCATTGCGGCCCTTCACCGGATACCGCAAATTCATCCATGGCCTTTTGTAAGCGATTAATTGTGCCGATGGTATCATCGGCCTTGACGCCGGCCAACTCTCCAGCATAGGCGAACTTCTGAAATGCTTCCGCGGAAACATCCGTTCTGGTTTGCAGCATGGATAATTGACGGCCATATTCCCCAGCAACTTGGGACATCTTAGCAAGGCCGTAAATCGCGGCGGCAACTCCGGCCTTCAAATAAAAGGAGCTGGTGACAAGATCCTTCAGGCCAGCATCCATCTTTTTAAGCCCGGCCGAAAAGGAGTTCATGCCTTTAAAGCCAATATCAATTAAGAAGCTACCAACTGTTCCCGCCATTATCTCGTCTCTTTATTCAACTCAAAAAAGGCCTGTTCATAATCCGTTAGAAACTTTTCATAATACAAGGCCTGCATCACTTCCCTGGCCGTCATGTTCTGCACTTCAAAGAAGTTTCCATAACCGGCCTTCACTAACCTAAAATAGGTTAAGAGTTCGTCTTCCTTCTCGATTTCAATGCGGGGATACTTTCTGTCACTTGGCCTAAATTGATTCCCCACTTTTGCAATTGGCCTTTCAAAAAAGGGAGGATGTTTGTGCGTAGAACTTCTTCCATCACTGGAAAGTAGTCTTGCCAGGCATCCTCCTTCTCAAAGCTGGATTCATCTATTTTTGATCCAGCATATAAGCAACGCCGGAAGCACGGGCGTAATGCCGCTTCGATTTTTTCTGAGCTAGTAGCAATGCAAAAAAGGTTTTTCAAAAAATCTACGTTCAACTCCGTGTCCGCAGAAATTTTCAATTGCGCTAATTCCTGAGCGCACGCTTGCCATAATTTAAATGCCTCAGAAAATGGAGCGGCATTTATCACCGCTTTTGCCCCCGACGGTAAACTTATTTCCTTCCCCATATCCACCTCTCATCTATTACCCGATCGTGCGGGTTGCCTTGGCGAATTTAAAACGCCAAACCGAAGTTCCCTGTTCGACATCCCCTTCCACATTACTTTGGACATCGACTGGCCGTGCGAAAACGCCGCCCGAAAGATTGTAAGAATCGTTGACGGTTTCCCCCTGCCCATCACCGATCTTCTTCACAATCACGCCCGTAAGAAGGGTAAAGCCCACAAAGTTCGCATTTTGCTGAGCGAATAGTCCGTTGAGGAACTTGTCATCGCTACTGCCGCGGATAACCCGCAGCTCTAACGTTGCTTGCGTTCCCGGCGCATTAAAGGCAAAGATGGCATTTTGATCTTTACCGATTTGGATATTCGCTACGTCATTATCGAAAGTAAGATTTCCCACCGTAGCGGTGGATAAGTCGCTAAAAACCCGGTCATTGATAATAACCGTGTCCTGCCCGACTAAACTTAAAGTTGCCATTATTTTTTCTCCCTAAAATTTCGGAGAGTGGATGTTGCTCCACTCTCCGAGTATTTTTTCTTACGCATTGACGTAAATTAAGATTGATGCCCCATGGACTGCGCCCGCTTCCTTCAAAGCAATTTGGCACAAGGGTAACCTACGGCCAGCACGTTCCGCGGCCGATTGATTGGCCAAGGGAGAGTGCCAAACGTAATAACCTTGTTCTTCAATATTTTTCAGGAAGTCTTCAGGATTGCCGAAGGTATCCGCAATCGTCCAGGTTCCCGGCGCACCGTAGCCGTTTACAATTGCTTGAGCGCAAACTTTGCGGCAAACGTTATCAAAACCATCGGCCCCAGCTTCGGTTTGCGGGATCTTATTGCTACTCATTGCCAGGTAGTTAAAGGCATCAATTTCAATCTTTTTGGCAAACCAAATCAGGTTGAAAACCTGATCAAAATATTTGTTGGCCCCAAAAGACAACACCTTCGACAAATTTTCGATACTGGCGAAAATGTCTGCTCCCGCGGACTCGGCCTTGCCCTTTAAAGTTTGGGTCATCGTGGTGTCAACGGGCACGGTGGCGAGATCCTTGAGATTCATCGTCAGCGTGGTGTTACTACCCGAGAAGTTCACGCATTGCCCACGGGAAGCATAGGCCGCAGCAAAAACCAACGCGCCTTCTTCCGAAAGGCCGTAGTAAAGGCCTCTTGTCCTGTTGTAAGAACCGCTACGGAGAAGATCTAACTTTCCACCAACTTCAATATCCGCAGGATCAGTCCCTGGGAAATAACCAATCTTATATTCCGGTTGAATGGTGGACGCCGCAGCGAGGAGTTCCGTTTGATCTAAAATATGAGTGGCCAAAATCCCAACGTATTGCACGAGGGGTTTTGTTCTCGTAATAGCATCAGAGATCGTTTCAATGCTACCCGCCGTAAAGGTCAAGGTAACGGCCGCGCTATCGCCGGTAAGGGTGTTTTCCGAAATTGCTAAAGAAGGTGTCATGTCTCCAGGGTTGGTGACAATAAAACCATCCGTGAAATCGCCCGTAACCGTTGCTTTATCTAAGGCAGGAATTGCCCGCAAAGCAGTCTGTACGGCCGCAGCATCTGCATTGTACGCAATATCACCCGATACCTTAGAAGTATCCGTCCCATAATACAGCACTACTTTTCCTGCATCAGGAGCAGCACTGAAAGTGATCTTCACGGTTGCTGGATTTAACGGGATAACCGCTAAATAACCATTGGCCGATAGGATGTTAGGCGATTGCGCGAATACCGCATTGGCCATTTTAGTCGTGATAGCATCGCTACCAAAATCGGCCGCAACTTCACTGGCCGTTAAGTAGATTTTGTAAGGATCAGAACCAAAGTCTTCTCCATAAGCATCATGCGAAAAAATCGCTAAATTACCCGTATTGAACTCTCCAAGCCCCGAGGGCGTGGCGGATACCTGAACATTGATAATGTTCGATATGCTTAAATTCGCCATTATCTTTTTCTCCTTTTCTAAGCGTTATTAATTTTCTCGGCGACTTGAAAACTATCAAAGTAATCAACCGCCTTTATCTTTTGCTTGCTATAAAATAGGCCTACATCAAAATGAAAACGGTACAGCATGGCATCGCCATCAAGTTCCGAAAGATTTTGCATAGACGCTCCACTCGGGATTGTCCCTAGGCGAATACCATTTCTCGTTTGCTGATTGCGGGAATAAGTAGAAGTAAGGGCCATCAATACTTCTTCCTTGCGTTCCATCGCTTCTAGGCCGCGGGAATAGATATTCACACTCATCGTGGCCATGCAGCTAATCGTTTTTATTTCATGGAAGATGTTATTGATTGATTTATAATGAACGTTATTTCCGGTAGGCCTTGTCGTTAGAACATCAGCGACAATGAACATCCCCGTATCTTTAGGCCAATTAAACTTCTGATTGCCCATATACACACGGCCAAAAAGATTTAATTCATGCGCTAAAATATCGCAGAAGATAGTGAAGTAATCTCCCACGATTAATTGTACGGAAGCAGTGTTTTCTTCCGCATCCGTGACGATGATTTCATCTATGCAGTTTCCCGGCCGTGTAAGGGCGGAGGGAGATGCGTAAGTCACGCTCCCATCTTCTAAGGTAAGTAAAGATCCGCCTGCGCCACCTTCCTTTAAAGAATATACGTAAGGTGTAACGCCATCAGTGGCAGCAATGTTCAGAAATGAACCGCAAGATAAGGCCGTAATGGGAGAAGAGATCGTCAAGCTCATTTACTCTCCTCCGGCCCTGCGCCGATATAATCTTCAACTAGTTCATATTCATAGAAGCCGTTTAAGGAATAATCCTTAACGCCCATGACCCGGTATTGCTTATCATTAAAGATGATGGTGTCATCATTTTTAAGACCTAAATCAATTTGGGAGTGAACCCAATACCATTTCCAAGATCTTTCCCCTTCCGCCTTAATTCTTAGACGTTCCATGGAAAGAGGCTGCCAAACGCCCAGGAAAGAAATGTTGTTTACCGTTTCCTTTGTGTAGAAGCCCACTTGTTCTTTCGTAACAATGCCAAAAGTAAGCTTGGTCAACCAGCCCGATAGGGTGTTGGCCATGTTAGGCATTTGAGAGACTTGGTTTAGTTTTAGAGCGGAGGCATTAAACATTATTTGCCTCCATTTACTATCTCGTAAGAGATAGAATCTCTTAATTGGCCTGTTTCAACTAAGATCTGATCAACCTTCTTAGTTGATTTGGCCCAATCAGAGAGATCGTCCCATTTTTTCTTAGAGGAACCCCCATTAGCAAAAGCATCATCTATAACTTGCAGCGCAAGTTCCCCGACTACTTTTAAAAATTTGTTCGGTTTATAGATGAAATCATCCTTGGCCTCTGGACTTACTGCGTATTGCTGAAATACCGTTTGGAAGTCATCTTGAATAGGCATCCGTAAGAAAGATCTTTCCGGCAATCTTCTATAACGGCCGCGGAAACCAAACTCATGTGCAAAAGCAATTTCCGTATTGGTAATCTTATCTTGCGACTTCTTTTTGAGCGTATATTTAGATTTCTTGCTGTTCCAATTCGCTTCTTGGCGAGCGTCATCTTTGCCCGATAAGATCCCTACTTTGACGTAGGGATTCTTCTTCCATTGCTTAGCAATGGCCGTAAGTTGCTTGGTATCATATTTAATATCAAACTTCACTTTTCCCCCTAGGGCAAAGTACGGCCAGGAATGGAAAGAACATTTCCCGACATCAGAGGCAAAAGCAGTTCTATATATTTCCCGCCGTATCCCGTCTGACTGAGCATGGTGAGATACGGATTGTTTTGAAATCTGGAGGGGATCGAATAGCTTTCACTGACCGATCCTACTGACTTGCTGGCCACGGCCCATTGATAAGAGCTGTTAAGGCCTTGCGCTGCTAAGCGCAGATCTAAAACCAGATAATGCGCAGCAAGTAACATATAGGCCGTTGTGTAATCGGCCTGCGTTGAAAATAAGTTTTGATTGATGGCGAAATTGGCCTGCGTAAAGGCCTTCGCAATATCGGCATCCGTGACGCCTTCTTCAATGTTGTCTGAATAAGGAAAATCTCTAAACCAATAGTCCTTAAATTCTTGTACAGTCGGATTAGCGTATTTCATTTCTTCCCTATTCAAAAAAACCCGGCGGGGTTTTAGGAGTTTCTATGCAACGAGGAGAACTTTTGCCGGCCGCTGGGTAAACGAGGAGAAGGATGGCGGAGGAGCAACTCTCCGCCATCATCCTTCCTTTAATTAAGCATTGCAGTCGAAATACATGAACTCTTGCGGGCGGAGCAGCGTCACGCCATCGCCAAACTGAGCGCAGGCAACGCTTTCAAACTGATAGCCATTGAGCGTGCTGAGCTGTAAGGCCGTATAGGCAAGAGGAACATTGTGTTTCACGGTTTCAATGTCCGCATTGTAGAGCATGTACCGGTTGGTCGAGCCGCCTAAACCGTTTTGATCTTTGTCCGCGTAAGCAACCGGGAGGATCTTGAAGTCGCCGCCGAATTGGTCGGCAAAGGCCTTTCTAAGGGCCTCGGCCTTCGTGACTAACGGGTAATCCGGGTTGGTGAAGGCCGACAATCCAGCAAAATCACTTAACGGCATCACAAACCGATTCGGTTTGGCCGAAGCATAGCAGTTAGCGTACCAAAGGCCGGCAATCGTCGAAACAAAGGTATTGAGTTCCGAGGCCGTCATGGAGCTGAAAGGCTTCGTAATGGCCGTGGTGTTTTTCGTAGGGCCATCAAGGTTTAATAACCCTTTGCCGCCGGTTTTCGTGCCGAGGAAAACGACTTTCTGTAACCCGAGGTCGAAGTTACGTTTACGGGCCGTTTCAAGGCTGTTGATGTAAGAAAACACGGCCGTTTTTTCGGCTTGCTTCAAAGCGAAGAGGCTGTAAGAAATTTTCTTGGCCCAATTTTTAATGGGCGTTTTCACCATATCAACCGTCGTATCAACAGAGCTTAACTTGCCATCAGCAGCGGACTGATTAACAATCCCCGCTTCAAAGTCTTGGCCAAGTTCAAAAGACCGCCAAGTACCGATTTCTTGCTGCCAAGTTCCAATGCCGGTTTCAAAATCAATGTAGTCAGAAAGATTCCCCACCGTATAGAACTTTTGTTCGCTGATTCTGGCAGAGATCCCCGTGAGGGTCGTAATGACCTGGTCAATCCCCACGTCATTTTTCGTAAGGGCCGCGGCCTGATTACGAATGTAGCTGATGTTGTTATATTCCACTTCGTTCAACTTAATTTCTTTGCCGCTCACCGTAACCGTTTGGCCTTGGGCATTTTTTAATAAGTATTCGGACATTTTAATTTCTCCTATTTTATTTTTTTATTTCTTAGCTCTTAGAGGGCCGGGCAAACTAAGTAGGCAACCACCAACTCTCCCGCGGCCACGGTTTTCGTAGCTTGAGCGCAAGGAGTTTCCGTGCTTACAATCGCGGTAATCCCACCAATGCAGCTAGGATCAATCGCGGCCGGATCACCAGCATTTAAAGCAGAAGTGGCGCGAAGGGTGATGTACGAACCAGCGCGGGCAAATTCCAATGCATCGCCATCTTTGTAGGTGTTTTTCTTAACGTTTAATACGATGAACCCATCAATGCGATCGGTGTTAGCGGTGGCGGCGTGTAACTTGCCATCGCTGCCCCATTTGACCGCTTGGCCAGAAACCAGATCTTCGCCAGCAATGCCGCTGATCGTGTTTACGCTATAGCGTAAGTCTACTTGGCCAAGGGCAGGAGTTTGCGCGAATTGGTTTTGCGATCCGCCCTGCGCATCGGTAGCGGCCGTGAATTGCGACGAGCTGGCCGTCGCATTGCTCGCGCCCGCATCCGTAACAACATTGACCAGGTAGTAGGTTTGGCCGGGAACAAGACCGGTAATCGTGCCGGTTTGGCCGGTTACGCCGGTAGCAGAAGATTCATCGGGGGAAAAACCCGAGGTCTTGCTGATATACCAAGCATAGCTGTACGGGCCGGTACCGCCGGTAGCGGCCGTCACGTTTAACGTTAAACTATCGTGAGTTTTCTTAACAAGAGTAATCGTGCCAGAGGTTAAGGCCATTTTCTTTCTCCTTTAATTAGAAATACTTTTTCGCAAGTTCCGCCCGGTCAGCAGGTAATAAAATGTCCTGATGGCCTGCATCGTTTGCACACACTTGTTGAGCATTGAGGATTTCGTTTAAGAAGTTCTTCTTGACGAGTTCTTCCGTTTTCTTTTCCGTTTCTTCTAATTTCTTTTCTTTTTCTTCCTCGTCAGCATTGTCTTTCTTATCGTCTTCTTTTTTGTCGTCTTCGTTGTCTTTCTTGTCTTCGTCTTTCTTATCTTCTTCGTTTTTCTTTTCGCATTCGTTATCTTGCTTGCCGCATTCGTTTTCTTTCTTTTCTTCTTCTTTCTTATCTTCGTT